GGAATTGGAGAAGGTTATATTCCTATGCCTTTTGCTGGCGGGAAGATGTATAACCAGGACTTCATTGACTCCTGTAATAAGTTCTTTGGAGTGGAGAAGGGCAATCCTGTTCTTAAATTCACTAGCGATGCTGCTAGTATTCTACGGATAACTAAGGCAGCCCTCGACTTCTCCTTTATGATGCTTCAGGGTTTGCCCGCTTTCGGCTTAGCTCACACCACTCTAGTAAGTAATCCTCGCATTGGTGCAAAACTTATGGGCTCGTGGTATGAGGCTTTAGCTAAGTCCACGGCTGCCTTCTTTAATCCCGGAGTATTCTATGGCTATATGGCTAAGAGCGAAGAGGCTGCCCTACAAAGAATCAGCTTTGGTGGTAGCTCTAGGGCTATTGACTACTTTGAGGTATTAAAGGGACAACATGGGCTTGCGGGCATAGCAGCCTGGACACTTGATAAGCTGCCGTTAAAGCCATTTCAAAGGGCTGAAGTTGCTTTCTACTCTGCTGGTGAGATAGTTCGTAATGAGTTCTGGAAGGCTCTTTCTCCTAAAGCTATACAAGACGGAAAGGCTTTTGAGTTGGCTAGGTCGCTGGACTTAATGACAGGGCTAGCACAGATTGAAGCCACAGGGATGCCACTAACGATGAGGCAGCTTGAATCGTCCTTTATGTGGTTTGCCCCGAACTATACAAGAGCCTGTCTTTCACATCTAAGCAACATATTCCGGGGAGGATATACTGGCGCTCTTGCGAGGAAATCTTTGGGAGGGATGATGGCTGCTGGCGTTGCCTATTATGTGGGTGTTCAGTTAGCCATGGCTCTCCTCTCCGGGAAAGATATGGATGATGCCATGGATGATGTGAAACAGGGGCTAGGTATCAGGGAAGACCCGATAACTCACGAAGTAACATGGCGCCCTCTTAGTGACTTTCTAGCTGTTAAGGTGGGCAACTACACATTTGGAATAGGGAGCTTCTGGTATGGGCTTGTCAGGCTCATGGGAAACATCGTAGAGGTTATTAACGAGGTAGGCAATAAGGAAAGGATAGACTTTGTTACTATCCTAAAGAACGGGGCACCTAACAGAGACAATCCCTTTATTTACTGGTGGTATTCGCGGTCATCCCCACTGGTAGGTACTGGTTTTGAATTAGCTACAGGTAAGGATTTTCTAGGCTACCCGATTGAAACGCCTTGGGAGTATGCCCATTATATTATGACCCGGTTCGAGCCGATATGGATGGAGCAGGGCATTAACTGGCTCATCCCTGGGCTTGTGCGGACTTACGAAATACCCGAAGGTGCAGCCAGGGCAGCCATCATCCCCTTTGAGCTATTTGGCTGGCGCTCAGTGCCGGAGTCCACATGGGTAAACTTCTTTGACAAGGCTAACGAGTATATCAAACAAATCCCGCGAGGTGAGCTTGATGCCAAGCAAATAGAGGCATGGGAAGCTGGCAACCTGGGCTGGGGGCAGCTAACCCAACTGCAAAAACAGAACTTACTTGACCGCTACCCTGAGCTAAGCGAATTATACGAGGATGCTAGGAACGATAGTCAGATACGGCAGACCCCGGAATGGGAAGCCTATACTGCCAAGATAGATACGGAGCGGGCAATCTACTATGAACGCCTTGACGAGCTCACGGAGAGGCTACAGAACGGGGAGATTGACACGAGGACATACCGGGAACTGGCTAGTAAGGCTGGCATGAATTACGGCTCCATAATGGAGTCCATTAGCAGAGACCCACACTACGCTACGATTTTTGAATACTTTGACAAGAAACAGGCTGAGGGCTCGAAGTATGAGTTCGCCTTTGACTTGGCTCTAGCCGAATATGATGTTCAGATACGCTTTGCCGAAGACCCAGGCATTTATCTTCCCAATGGTGACTATAATTGGGATGAGAGAGACCGAAGGATAGATGACTTTATTGCCCATTACGGGGAAGACCTCTACCACACCATCCTTGACTACATCAGTGGAGAGAGGGAAGAGAAGGGGCTTAACCCCGTCTGGATAAGGCGTGGGCAGGATACGGAAAAGCTAAGTAGGGAATACTGGCAGTTGCCTTATCAGCCGATTATGGAGATGACCAAGGAGGACTTCGAGGAAGGCAATATCCCTGCTGCACACTACGGGCTATGGCAAACATATCAAGGGCTGGCGGATGTGGACAAGGAAGGCTTCGTTACACTCAATCCCGACTTAGCAAAGGATTGGCGGGCAGAGTATCGCAAGAACAATCCTGAAGCTGATGCCATGCTAGCACTGTGGGGCTATGGCGGGAAGTTACAGACGATGGAAGCCTACGACCTCGCAGTGAAGTGGAGCCAGGAGCTCGGCATACCATTGGAACAAATGGGGCTGGGATTACCGCCTCAGAGCCTTATAGAAGACTATTTTACCTACAACCAGCTTGCTGTTGAGTTTAGTGGCAACAGTGCTGAGGCTAAGCTCTGGCGGTTAGAGCATCCTGAGTTTACTAGCTGGGCATTGGAGAATTGGGGCTGGGAAGGGGCAGAGGATTACAAGAGCATGGGGTATTACCAGCTTCAGATTAAGAACAGACCATTCGAGGCAGAGTATGGTGCGATTGATCCGGATAATAAGATAGCCAGGCAGCAATACCTCGATGCTCACCCTGAGTTCAGGGACGATAGAAACCGCATAAAGGCGATGGACGCGGAGTTTCCTGAGCCACTAATCGAGGTTTGGGTGGAGTGGTATGCTGAGAATCGCTCAGGCTACGAGGATGACTGGTGGCTTATGGAGCATCCTGAGTTCTACAAAGCCATGTATGACCTTAATATATGGACAAAGCCACGAGACTTCAGCAAGGTGCCTACCAAAGAAGTCTACTCACTGTATAAAATCTACCAAGGTTTGCCTACGGGGAAGCCAAGATTAAACTACAGAGCCAAACACCCTGAGCTAGATGATTGGCTAGTTTTAGCTTTTGGGTATAAGCCCGTTGGCGGTGCAGGAGACCCCGGAGCTCCGCCTACGCCATGGGAAGAGATGGCACAAGTCGAAGCATTTGAGGAGCTTTTTTAATAAGGAGGGTTTTTGAATATAAAAGTTGAGGTTAAGAAAGAAGACAAAGTGCAGATGGCAGACCTTGTAACAGAGTGCCAAGTCCTGAGTAATCTGCTAAAAGAACGCCAGGCTACCTTTGTGAGTAAAGCTGAGGAAATCCTGACCACTAATGCTCTTTCCCCAAAACTTTATCTCCTGAAGTTCAATATCGGGCAGGATGTATGGGAAGCTGAACCAAAGCAAGGGGGGATAGTTCTGCCTAATCACGAAATAACGAAAGTACCAAAACTTAATTAAAGAAAGGTCGAAGGGCGAGCCACCGCCTTTAAGAGTGGCAAATCTTAAAAGGAGGTCGTAATGGACGAAACCACTAAAACCAAGCAGGACAACTCTTCTGGCAAGGAGACACCTTCTGCCGGTAAACCTGGGACTACTTCAAAGGACACCGAACCCCAAACTTTTACCGAGGATCAGGCAACAAAAATGGTCAGTGACGCTCTGGCTAAGGCTGGCAGGGATGCCAAAACGCTAACCGATAGGGAAGCTGCTGTCAAGGCCCAGGAAGATGCTAATAAGGCAGAGCAGGAGAGAAAGGACGCAGCCGAACTAGCGAAGGTGCAGGGAGACCCTGACAAGTTGGCAGCTTACCAGGCTAAGAAAGCAGAAGCGGATCGAGCAAAGGACTTGACCGAGGGAGAGGCGAACCTTGCCCGCGACAAGGCTGACCACGAAGCGGAGCTCACAGCCAGCCGGGAAACCCAAAAGGAAATCACTATCTTCGAGATTGCCTCTGCCAAGAGCATTGATCCCGTGAGGCTCAAGAACCTTAGCGAGAAATTCAATGTTGAAGGTAAGGAAAAACTAGAAGAACTGGCTGGGGAGATTGCCTCTGGGAAGGAAACTGACCCTGATTTTAACCCTGATAGCGGTCTGACGAAGGGGGTAAAACAAGATTGGCATGAGTTATCCCCCGATGAAAAGATAAGGAGGGGGACGACTTCTAAAAAATAACTAAAGGAGGAAAACCCCAAATGGCTTTAACATTAGTTGAGGCAAGCAAATATTCCAATGATATTCTTCAAGTTGGGGTTATTGAGAAGCTGGTCTACCAAGACCCGATTCTTGAGAAACTTCAGTTTAAGGATATTAAGGGTAATGGTTTAACCTACAATGTCGAGGCTACGATGTCCGGCGCCGGCTTTTACGCCGTTGGTGATGTCTGGGTAGAGTCAACCTCTGTGATTGAGCAGCTAACCGCCGTAACCACCATCCTCGGCGGTGATGCCGATGTGGACAACTTTCTGAAGGCTACTCGTTCAGACCTGCAAGACCTGATGGGCGAGCAGATAAATGCCAAGATAAAGGCAATCAAGAGGCAGTTCATGTTGATGTTCTACTATGGGTGGAATGGGGCGACCCCGGTTGATACCAAGGGGTTCACTGGGCTTCACGGTCTTATCAAGGAGACCAGTGTTAGATACCCCAATACTGTGACCGATGGTGCAACTGGCAACCCTGGTTCCACCTTCAGTATGTCACAGCTAGAAAAGGCGGTTGACTATATCAAGAGTGGCAAGGGTGGGCTGATTATAATGTCCAAGAACATGCGCCGACTCATCAACAAGTATCTCCGGGGTGTCGGGGGTATAAGTTATAGGGACGCAGGTCAGGGACGCATCCAGGAATTGCTTGAGATTCCAGTAGCCGTATCCGACTACATCAGCGACACCGAGGATTGCACCAAGGATTACGGCCCGGCAGCCGGAGCGAATGAGTTTGGGCATGACTACACTCAAGGCACTCCTTATACTGCGAGCACTTCAACTTCCATTTTCATTCTTCAGTTTGCCCCTGATGCTGTCTGTGGTCTCCAATCTCTACCAATCACCACAGAGAAGCTCGGCGCACTGGAGACAAAGGATGCCGAGAGGGTCAGGATTAAATGGTATCCTGGCTTAATGCTTCAAAACATCGTTGGTAGCTCAAAGGTTACAGGCATTGATGCTGTAACGCAGGCTGTTGCTGCCTAGAGGCTTTAACTATTGAGCTGTTAATCAATAAAGGAGGCTTGGCTACTGAGCCGACAAAATCATGTAGCCACAAGGTTTAGCCCATTGACCTATTAAACAATGGACATAAATTAGGAGGTAATACCTAAATGGCTTTTACTTATACTGACCGAAACAAGAAGGTAGTGCTCCATAGCTGGGGTCGCCATCGGGCAAAAGTGATGGAGGCTGTTGTGGTTGGCGACTTAGTAGCCAGATACAACAGCGATGCTGTCAGTGCCTACGAATTTGCTGACCAATCTGATGGTCAAGCTGCCACGGCAGTAGCTCTTGAAGATATTGCAGCAGCAGGTGAGGGCTGGTTTGCTCTTGCGGTTGAACTCAAGGCTCCAGTCAGTATTGCCACAGGCGGAGCGGTAACTCAAAGTTATTTTGCTGGGTCTACTGATTATCCTGGTGCTGCTCTGTATCTGGGTGAAGACGGGAAACCATCATCTAGTGCTGGCGGGACGACACCCCAGTATGTCGGTTGCTTACTGACGCGGGAGAAGATTCTGCTAACTCCGGGTGGTGGACTGCTCGCTGGTGCTGGTGCCTTTTCCACAATTACAGCATCAAGCAACCTACAGGTTAGTGGCAACACCACTCTTACCGGCACCCTTACCTGTAATGGTAATGTTACTCTCGGCAGTGGCGAGACGCTCACGCTGACCAAAGGCGATGCGACCTTGACTGAAGGTAGCTTAGTGCTTACGGCTGGTGTTGTTAAGATGGTTCAAAAGACCTCTAAGACAGCCACAGCTACCCTAACGGATGCCGAGCAGGGGTATGTTGAGGTTAGCCCTGCTGGTTCTACTACGCTGACCCTGCCTACTGCTGCTGCGGGCAAGTATTTCCTGATTAAGCACCTGGCTACGACTCAGACGTTGATTGTCGCTGCCGGTGCCAGTGATAAGCTGATTGACCCGTCAGATGGTGGAGTTCACGACAAGGCGACAGACGATAAAGGTCTGGATTGTGTCCTTGAGCTTCGTGCCGTTGATGCTGTTAACTGGCTTGTTATTCACCACGATGGCGACTGGACTTTCGCAGACTAGACTAGGTAGTAGGATGGGGGAATTAACCCCCATCCTACCCACATAGAAAGGAGGTTTATGGCTGACCTGACAATCGCAGAACAAGAACTCTTTGCAAAATACTGGGGGCGAGACGACTTAGCTCACGATGAGGACTTCTGGGCTGATATAAGGCTGATATATATAGGGAGCAAAGTTACCTTGCCACTACCAGTGGAATATAATCCAAGGACTGTTAGGAGAGTTCTTGATATGCTCAAATGCCCCCGGGGAGTTTGTGGATTGTGTTGTCGTTATCCGACCTTGCATCTCGCAGAAGATGACATCAAGGCTATTATCCAGAACACAAAATACACGCAGGAGGATATGGACAAGCTCCTCAAGACAGATGAACAAGGGCTATACCTTGGGTGTGCACCAGATGGGTGTCCCTTTTTGAAGGATAATGTCTGCACGATTTGGGACTGCCGACCTAATGTCTGCTACCTATACCCGATAACAGGGGGAAGGAAGGCTATGCTCGCAGGTCAAGAACTAAACCAGATGACAATAAGGCTTCATTGCCTTGCGAGTATAAATATTGTCAAAAAGATAATGCAGATGGCGGTAACAGAAAATCCCAATATGATGCTGCTGCCCGATTTATCTGTAGTCAATAAGTATCAAGAGGCAGGGTAATTATGGGCATAGGTCAAGAATGGGCAACACCAGAAAACGAGTTGGGTTACACACCAGACCTGCATATTAGTGGAACGACAAAAACACCGAATGGTCTGACCTTTTGGTTATATCGTCCTCGCCCTGTAGGTGTAAGTGTGGACGAGTGGGAGGCTCAGGAACAGGCGAGGTGGAACAGAATCTTCGGCAAAAAGGAGGTCTTATGAAAGATATATCAATCTCTCGACTAAAGAAGATGTTAGCCGAGGAGATAAGGGAGAGCGGTTGCTTTGAGCTTACAGCCGATAGTCAACATGTGGCTTATGTTATTGTCGGAACTGAAGGCGAAATGAAAACCCGCATAGAAGCGATTGCCTCACAGATAGATGCTGGGAGGGGGAAATAGCTATGCCAGTAAGTAAGAATCAACAGACGCTTTCCTGTATCGCCCTTGCGATTAAAAGAGGCGAAACTCCCAGGTCGTATAGTGCTGAGGGTGCGAAGATGGCTGATTCAATGACCGAAGAGAAGTTAAGGGAGTGGTGCAAGGGTCCGATCAAAAAGGAATAGGTGAAGCATGGCTAAAAATCGTTCTGCAATACAAGCTATAGTCCGCCAGATGATCCAGGATGAGATTCCGGCTGGTGAAGACCCTACCTTCGGCAAAGACGAATTAGATTTGCATATCAATTCGTGCCTGGTAGAAATCTCTCAGAGGCGACCTTATGAAGTCAAAGAGATATTAGCCATCAGCGATAAGACAGGCACAGCAACAGCGACAACAGCCAGTCATCTTATTGACACCGCAAACGCTCACTTCGTGGAAGGGGATATTGGCAAGACAGTCTATAATGACACTGATGGGACTACAGCCAAGGTAACTGCTTACACTAGCGCATCTGACATTACGATTGATACTGACATTATGGTGAGCGGGGAAACTTATCACCTGTACCACCTGGACGGGACAGGTGCCAGAGACCTCAGCGCAGCCTCTATAACCGATTTACTAGAGGTAGAGAAGGCTGAATATAAGACGAGGAAGGTGCCACCGAATTTCAGAGATGTCACAGTCTTTGGCGATGTCGTAACCCTGGGCATTGACACTACCCCTACTGATGGCGAAGAGGTTTTCCTTTACTGCCGCAAGGTTCACCAGTTGACCGAATCCGCATCCACACTGAAGGCTGACCTGGAGAATGTCTTGGTGGATGGCGTTGTGGCTAAAGCTGCCTTAGCCTGGATAAACCAGATGCGTGTTCAAATAACGGCAGCGATTACGACAATAACACCACTCAGCACAGAGGTTGGGAATATGGGCGGGAGGATTGACCAGTCTATTGCTGACCTTGTTAGTGGTCGCACCTTAATAGGGGCGAAACGAACTGAAGCCATTGCTGCCGTAGATGCTATGTCGGCACAGATTACCCAGGCTGTCACTGACTTAACAAGTGGGCGTGCCTTAATAGGGCAGAAGAGAACTCAGGCTATCAGTGCCATAGATTCTATGTCTGTGCAATTAACGCAAGCAGTTACCGATTTAACTTCTGGTAGGGCAAAAATAGCTGATGAGCGAACAACCATGGATACGGCGATAGACAATATGTCGGCTCGTATCACACAAGCCATGACCGACCTTACCAGTGGCAGGGCACTAATCAACAAAGTCAACATAGGCAGTGCGCCAGAGAGTGATTATGCCCGCTATGCCAGCGTTGAGCTAGGCAATGCTGCCCGTTACCTCGACCAAAGCCGGGGGTATTTGTCCGAAGCTACGACCTCGGATCGCTACGCCGGTTATGCTGCACGGGATTTGCAAGTAGCAGTAGGGTATCTCAACCAGGCGAGAGGTTACTTAGCCAGTGACACGCCATCTGCGGAATATGCGGTTTCAGCAGCCAGAGAGCTTCAAGTTGCCAGCACCTATC